GTTCCATTCCTCCTGCGAGAGGTCGCGGTCAGGAATGTCGATGAGCCGGGCGCATGGCTGCTTCAGCTCTGGCGAGATTTTTGCCGGCGTCGGCGGCAAGACAGAATGTCGGTCGATCGTCATGCAGCCGGTGAAGCCCGAACAGACGAGAAAGGCCGACAGGAGTGCGAGTTTCTTCATCGCTATCTCCCGATCCGGTTGAGAGCACGCCCGACATTGCGCGGAAGGCAGATGGTTTTCTTGGACGGGGAAGCGTCCTGCGCCTTCTTCAGATCGGCGTCGGCTTGCTCGTCCTTGCGCTTCTGAGCATCGAGTTGAAGCTCTGCCGTCAGCCGGTCGATTTCAGCCTGTGTCGCCTTCTTGTCGGCGGCCTGCTGGGCTAGATCCTTGTCGCGCTGCTTTTCCCAGGCGATGCGTTCATGGGATGCGCCGGCAGAGTAGCCCTCGTTGTATTTGTGGTGGCCGTAGCCCCACAGGGCGCCCCCAGCGAGCGCGGCGATGACGGCATAGGCGATGGCCGCAGAGAGCAGCTGCCCAATGCCAGTGCGTAGCGCTATCTGTCCGATGAGCCACGTCATATCAGCCACCACCGAATGAAGGACCAGAAAAGGATGACCATCACCGCCGCAATGAAGGGCGGTAGCGCGTAGTCCGTGAGCCACTTGATGATCGGGATGAGGAGTTGGTAGAGGCCGTTCATGAGAGGCCCCGGAGACAAAGGGCGCGCTCGCTCAAATGGCCTCGCATGCCGTTGATACGCCGATTGGCTAGCCCCTGGATGTACTTGCCGTTGACGTAGACCCAGCGGGAGAACTGATTGCAGGCGCCTCGCAGGTTGCCCGCTCGGATCATCTTGATCAGCGTTGATTTGCAGGCCGCGCCCGCCCCAACGTTGAACGCCCAATCGTTCACCGCGATATAGACATCATCGGGAACCTTGGCGGGGTCAGCCATCTCGGGTGCGCAAGACAGCAATCCGGCCTCGATGCGAAGCTGATCTTTCACATGAAGGGCATCGCATTCCGCGTCGGTGTAGCGCTTGTTCTTAATGATATCGGGACCGGTGTGGCCATCGCACACGGTGGCGACCCCCCCGACATCGAAGTACGGCACATAAACGCGCCCTTCCCATGGGGTCGTATAGGCGAGCTGAGCAGCGAGCAAAGCTGCGCCAGCGCCGCCCGCGAGATAGCGGCTCTTCACTCTCATTATGCGTATCCTTCAGAGGTCTTTGTAGATCAGGTGCCCAACACCTGAAGCGACAGCGAATCCCAGCCCGAGCCCGGCATAGACAAGCGGCGGGATGGGGAGCGTCCCTTCGAACAAGGGCCATACGCTAGCCAGCGCATCGAGAACGACGAACACGCCAGCGATCCAGGCGCAGTGAAACCGCACCCGGCGGGCAATGGATTTGCGGCGCATGGGTTGTTTCCGCTATTCGGAGAGGAACGGGTTGAACATCACCTTGAGCATGTGATGCCCGGTGCCGTTGTCGTTGGTGGTCCAGCCAAGCCAGATTTTCGCGTATCGCCCCAGAAACAGCGGCCAATGACGCTCGAATGAAAAGTACCGCCTGCCCTGAGATGTCATGATGGCGGTGCGGCCCCATGCCCCGCCGCCCTTCGATGCCCCGAACTCCGGCGTCACCCAGGATATGCTTACGTCCCCACCGAACCCGAGCACATAGGCATTGAAGCCGTAGCCGGGGTTCCTGCACAGCCACCACATCGCCGCGGTCCAGCGCTTCAGGAAAGTCGCTGGCATGGGCTCACCTGTCATTCGGGAGCCGTAGATATTATCGTCATGGGTATGCACCCAGGAGAGTGGCCCAGGCAGGCGCTCCAGCTTGAATGCGGCCGCCAGGAAAGCCCAGAACCAGCACGTCAGGATGACGAAGAGATTGAACGCCAGGCCAAGCGGGGCCGATGCTGCATATCGTAGGTACATCACGGCGCCTCAGACGTTCCCTACGGTCCAGGTGTAGGCGATCCACGGTGCCGACGCGCCAAGGGTCATTGCGCCCGGGTCTTCAGTGGTGATGGATAGTCTGGCTTCAGCGGATGCCGTTCGAACAAGATTGCCAGTCGAGGAAGCCGTGAGACCATTTGAATACCCAGACGAATAAGCGCTTGTCGTGGTGTTCGCGTAAGCCGCGCCCGCGATGACGAGGTAGGAGCCTGGACTAGCAGGGGTGACGCTCGGGGGGTTCGGGGCGGTGCTGGTTCCGGTAGCGGAAGTGCCCCAGACCGGCGTTGTGTTCCCGCCAGAGACTTCCCGCATCACCCATGACCAGCCGTTGTTGCCTTGCGATATGGTGACGCCGGTTTCGCCGCCGGCTGCAGTTTTGTAGAACGATGCAAGCTGGATCGACAAACCGTTCGACAACGATGTGTGTCCAGCCGTCCACCCTGCGGGTGTAGATGGCGCAGAGGCATTATTTTCGACGCCAAGCTCTAGAACGAGAAGATTACCCGCCACAGCGGCAGACCAACTCGGCGAGAACGACGTGGCGCGCGCTGCCCCTGCCCCGCTCTGCCGCTGGACGACAGACGGCGCAACCTTGGTGGCGGCCGAACCGTCAGCCAAAAGAGCCTGCTGCATGACCGAGGACATCAGGTGAGCCCCACCCCGGAAATCCGCCACCGCGTCGAGCCAACTTTCAATGCTGTGGCTTGGCCACCAGAAGCGAGCGTGCGTGATCCGGTGCTGCCGGCTGTGCCGACAAGCACGAGCGTATCACTTGTGATCGCGATGGTGATCGCGCCGGCCCCGAAGTCATTATCGAAGGTGACAGCTGTTCCGATGGGGAAAGCCACGGTAGCGTTAGCGGGAATCGTCCAGGCCCGCGCCGTAGTGTCTGCGGCCGGATGGTAGATGTGCTTGCCGCCATCCGTCAGGACGAGCGTGTAGTCTGCGCTCTGGCTGTTTTGGCGGATGAGAGAGGAAAGTTGCGCGTCGAATGCTTGAACATCGGCGCCTATGGCGAGGCCTAGATTGGTCCTAGCGTTCGCTGCTGTCGCCGCATTCGTGCCCCCGTTCGCAATAGGCAACTGTCCGGTTACGCCCGAGGATAGGGGCAGGCCAGTGAGGTTGGCCGCATTTCCCGAAGCGGGTGTCCCGAGAACTGGCGCAATGAGGACGGGGCCGTTGGCAAAGACGTTCGCGCCGGTCCCTGTTTCGTCGGTGAGGGCTGCCGCCAATTGGGCGCTTGTGCCTCCGGCCAGGAATGAGGCCATGTTGGTGGCGAGGCCGGAGACGCCGGTAGTGATCGGCAATCCTGTAGCGTTGGTGAGCACGGCGGCCGATGGCGTGCCCAGATTCGGCGTCACCAGGGTTGGCGAGGTTGCAAATACCAGCGAGCCAGAGCCGGTTTCATTCGTGACGGCTGCGGCGAGCTGTGCACTGGTACCGCCGGCCAAGAACGCGGCCATATTCGTGGCAAGTGGTGTCGCGGCAAAGGTATCGAAGCCCGCGGCGCGGGTGACGGCAGCCCAACTCGTTAGGTTCGGCGAATAGGGCTGTACTGTGCCGCCGATGACAAAAGCGGGGTCCGCCAGGACGTAGGAATCGCCATTATACCAGAACGAATGCGAATTCCCGGCCAGTAGGTCGCCGGGGGCGAGCGATACATATCCCGATGTGCCGGCCTTCACGATGTTGCGAGCGCCGGTGTTGCTGAATCGGAGGGTCGGCGTCGCGCCACTGTTTGACCGATCGATGCGAACGCACAGGATCTCATAAAGATTGATCTGATCGACATCGGCTTCCGCCTGAACGACGTAATCGTCTCCGGTGCCAGTCGTTTCATAGATGGGGTTGCCTCGCTTCCACGAGCGCTTGATAGCCCCCATCATCATCTGCCCAACGAGATCGATATAGGCCGGGAAAGCGCCTGTAGGCCACCCGTTCGGCACGGCCTCAGAGTTTTGGTCGTCGCGTTCTGACCAGGTTGCATCTGCGATATCGGGCATTGAATGCTCCAATAGAAAGCAACGCGGTGGAGAACCGCGCGGCAAGTACGGATTTCGATTTGCTAGAAGAGGAACGGCCGATTATATGGTTTTGGCCGGGGGAGACGACTGATGGACAACAGAAACCGAAAAAACACCCCACTTGAGAACGCTGGGGTTATTTTGATGGCTATATTGCTGGTAATTGCCGCCTACTACGGGATTTAGATGTTATCTTCCCAACCGGTCGCGTAGACGTACGAGCCGTTGGAATTGCTGGCGTAGTAGATATTACCACTTTCTAATACAAAAGAGACAACCTGGCTGGTGTTGATGGTGGACCCGGTGATGCCATTGTTCTTCGTTCCAGCCGGTGCCGCGTTGTTGCCGGAAGTCCAGGCACCGTAGGAGCTGTTCGGTGCCAGCAATGCTCCCTGATTGTCGGTCTGATTGATGAAAAGCACCATGTTCCCCACTGCGGCGGTTGGGGGAAAGAAGCCAGCCCAGGACACGGCAGTGTAGGTCGGAGTGTTGGGGCTACCAGAAGAGCCACTGGTGATGATAGCAGCCGTGGCGGGATTCGTGCCCACCACAATCTGTGCGCGGCGACCATATTGGATTGTGCGCCAGAGGTTCCCCGAAGCATCATTGCGGATCGCGCCGACGCGCACCTTGTTGACATAGCCAGATGGCATCGTCGGGGCCGTGGCGCTCAGCGATAGCAGAGCGGCGGCGGTCGCGCCGTTCCAGATCACCCAAACATTGTACCATGTCGAATTCGTCTTGGTGCCCGTATCGAGACCGTTCGCTCCCGAAGCTGATATATCCCCGGTCACGCTGAGGCCAAGCGGCGCCGTGATCGTGACTTGGGTGTTGCTCGTCACCTGGACTTTCAGGCCGCCGAAGATGCCCATGTTGATAGGATGGACGTATTCCGGCAGCGCGCCGGCCGGATTGTAGCGCAACGGCCACGAGGCAACCTTGACGGCGGGCGCGGGCGTTCCAAGCGCCTGGATCGCCTCATTCGTGCGCAGCGGCGTCATCACATTCGTGTTGTTCGAGCCGGCCTGTGCTTCTGCCTGTGAGGCAATTTGGATGACGGGCGGAATGGATTGCAGAAGCTGGAAAGTTCCGAGCGTGACGCTGTAGGAGATCGAATAGATGTTGCCGGCTGCGATGTCACCGGACACCAGGTTGACCGGACCGGTCGGGCCATTTTTCAAGACGGCGATAGGAGATCCTGTTGGGCCGACCTGAATGGTCATTGCGCCCGTATTGGTGAAGCCGGCCGTGAAATTGATTACGCTGCCATCAGCGCCCGAGAAGGTGCCGGCGGAAACGACCTGAGCATTCGCCGAACCGGTTGACGTGCCACCGAACGAAGCTGAGCCGACGACCGCTTCCGATGTCGTCTGATCCCAAATCAGATTGCCGTTGGCGTCATACACGACCTGCCGATAAGCACCGGAGCCGAAAATGATTGCCCTGCCCCCCGAGTCCAGGATGACTGGATTGCTGTTGGCAATCGTCTGGGCCGCGTCCTGGTAGGTGTCTTTGGGCGTCGTTGTTGACGGGGTAAAGAAGAACACAGAGCCACCAGCCAGAGGCACACCGAGCGCGTCTGTGAACTGCGTTTCCGCCAGCGGAAGAATCGTTGCCATTCACTATTCCCCATAGAAAAAGGCGGCTCCGAAAGAACCGCCCTTAGATGCCGGCCTCAGCGGGCCGTGCCATTACAGAGTGGCTTCGCCTATCCGCCAACCATGCTGCGCTGCACAACCGCCATTTGACAAAATATGAACCAAATGGGCATATATCCGTTTCGGGGCTTATGGGGGGATATGGGCATGAGTGACGTTATGGCTCGGAAGCTGCACACCATTGTTTTCCAAGATGGCGACATTTTCATCGCCTCCGGCGTGGAAGCCGACATCTTTGCACAAGGCAAGTCACGCTCTGAAGCCGAGCGCCGGCTTGAAACGGTACTCTGCGCCGAAATCAATGAGGCCAGGGCCTCCGGCCGCGACTTCTTTGATATCGGGCCCGCTCCTGAATCCGTGCAGACGCTTTTTCGCGACGCCAGTAGCAAGATTATCGCACAGGACGAACGTCTCGTAGCGTAGAATCCGCCGTGGGCACAACGCTTGGTCAGTACATGTACTGGCTGCGCTCGATCGGCGGCGAATGCCGCAGCGGGATCGGCGCGGACCCCGCTATCGGCATGGTTCCCATTACCAAACTCATCGCTCCCAACGGGCGGCATTTGATTTACCCTGGCAGCGACCAGTCTGAAGTTCTGGCCACCCATACCATCGAGCGTATGGACAACAGGTTGCAAGTGGCGTCACCCTTCCCGTCTGTTCCTAGATCCTGATGGGGTGGGGCATGAAACCCAAGGTAGGCGACAAAATCCTCGTCCGCGCCACAGTTACCCGCGTGGACGAGAAAACCATCACCCTTCAGATCGGGCAGCTAACCCCTGTCACGATCCGGACAGACCATCCCGCGTTAGAGGTGGTTGAGCCGGGAAAGAAGAGGCCGTAGACGCAGCCGTTCTTGAATTTTCAAGGGTTTCGGTATTATCTGCGCCGCTATGCGCAAATCAGTATTGCTATTGCTCCTGTTGGCCGGTTGCACGTCGATAGACGGCGCGAACGAAAGAGGCGGCACGATTAGTCACGTGATCGGCCTCACGACTGCCGAAGCCTTCAAAAAGGCCGATGCTCATTGCCGCCAATATGGCCGGGTCGCCCAAATCAGCGGAACGGACACACTCGCCAGCACGATGACCTTCAATTGCGTGGCACCGTAGATGCGGCGTCTGCTATTCTACACAATTTGCAGCGTCGCCATGTTTGGCGTGTACCTCCTCATCAAGTTTGCCGTTACCGGCATCAGCGCCGATTTTGGCCTCGGCTTCTTTGTCGGGATAATGACGCTCGCCGCACTTTTTTGGCTTGTGGACCGTTTCACTGAAGGCGGTTTGGGCGGACGGTAAGTTCAAGCGGCCGGCGCTGATTGACCTGAGGCACTGCGATACCTTGCGGCACGGAACGGAGCAAATAATTCGCACCGGCTTCCCCCAAGCCGCTTTGAATCATCCGGTTCGCAATGGCGGGGCTGCGGAGAAGCATGCCGGCGCCCTTGCCCGCAAGAAGGCCGCCACCAGCCGCAAGCGCAGCCATGGGGATGGCGCTAGGATTGAGCGCCAGGCCGGCTACGCCCATGCCTCCTGCTCCGCCAATGCCCCCGCCCAATAGTGCATTGTGCAATCTGATGCGTTCTGCCGACCCGCTCGACGGGGCTTCCTTGAGGAACTGCTGGCCAATGCGAGCCAGATCGACAAGATCCGAGCCCTTTCCAAACGATGAGACGCCATATGATTTGGACGCCTGCCCCATGAGCAACGCGGGAGAAATGTCGCCAGTCGCAGACTTAGCCGCCAACGGCTCGATCGTTTTTACCGCCTTCCACTGGCTGCGCGCCGTGCGCAAGTCTTCCAGAGCATCTGCGGGCGCCGACCGCTCCAGCGTTCCGTCCAGCGCGTCGCGAATCTTGCTTGCGTAGAAGCTCACGTTCGGGTCAGTTGATTGAATGGCGCGGTCGAGCGGCGCACCCTTCCGCGTCAGGGCCTGGTAGGTCTCGCCATCAATCGAATTGTCACCGGCTTTGAACTTCCCGACAATCTCCAGCATCTGTTTGCGCAGTGGGGAGAACTCAGCTTCCTGAAGGGTCTGCCCGGCATCACCGATGATCCCCTTGAGGTCTTCAGCAAATTGCCCATCAGCTTTGATGGCAGGGGTGCGCTCCGCTACGCTATCGAAGACCTTTCCAATGCGGCTCTTCGCAGTCGCGATGACCTCGGGCGTGATTTCCTTAGCAGACTCTCCAAAGGATTTCGCCACGGCGCTATTGAACGCCTGCTGTTGTGCCTCCTTCGCAGCAGCGCCTCCACTGAGCGGCAAACGGTTCACGACGCTATCAAGAAACTTGATCGTCGGATTGGTTGAAAGCTGCCCAGGGCCGACATTGATGCCGTACTTGTCGCGTGCGAGCTGCGCTAGCTGAGCCACGCGCTCGGGAATGGTGCCGCCGATCAGCTTGTTGACGCCAGCGCCAATCGCTTTACCGGCGGCGGGCGCAATAGCGCCAAGCGCGCCTCCGAGTTCGGCGCCTTGCGCAATGGCATCCATATCGCCGTCAGAACGCACGGCGGCATCGGCACCGCCAAGAGCCGACCCAGAAAGGCCGCCCGTAACCGTACGGGTCAGAAGGTTGCCCGACATTCCAAGCAATCGACCGGCGCCGGGTACAACATTCGCCACACCACCCAAGGCGCCCACACCGCCGGCAATCTGCGCTCCAGTCGAGACTACCGGATGGTCGGATTGGAACTGCTGATCCTGGCCATTCTGAATTGCCAGAGAGTTCTGATAGCGTTGCGCGAACGTGTCGCCCTGAAGCTGGTTGTCTTTGGACAGAAGCGGGTTAATGACCGGCGCGATCAAGGCATTCGTGGCCGCATCCGCGCGATTGAGCGCACCACCAATGATCGGAACGCCAGTTGCGACCTGCCTGCCGACATTGTTGACGAACCCGGCCACGGGAGCCGCATAGTCCGCAACCGTATCGATCGCGCTGCCGACTTTTTGTCCGAAGGTTTCCGGTGCCGGCGCCGCAGCCTGAGACTGAGCCACATGAGCGGCAGGAGCCGGATTGGCGCCATCAGTGATGCCCCACGCTCGCAGGATGTCCTGCTGCGGTGTCTCCTGCTGAGGGGCGGCCACCTCTGGTGCGTCGATGCCCCACGCCTTCAGCGGGTCTTGATTGGCCTCTGGCGCGGCCACAGGTGGCTCAGGAGCGCGTTCAGCGGCTTGCGGTGCCTGAGACTGCGGCGCGGGCTCGCTATCGATCAGCGGCGTGAAATTCGCCTGCTGATTGCTGAACGGAGGCGGGACAAAGTTGACCGTCCGAACCGGATTGCGCGAGACGCCGCCAGCTTCAGCATTAGCCGCCGCCGCTGCAGGGGAAAAGGGCTTACCTTCGGCATTGTCGGTGAAGTAGTGATTGCCAATCTTCAGCGCGTTGCCGCTATTCAGATTGCGCGCCCACTGAGCTGACGAGTCTGCGGGGTTGGCGTAATAAAGAGCGCCCCCAGTAATGTCTGGCACCTGGCCGCCGATGAGCTGCGCTGCTACCTCGCGCGCGGCCTTGCTGGGGTTCTTGGCTTGCCCCTGAAACTGCTGTTCTGCCAAGGCCTGATCAATAAGCCCTTTGCCGTAGCCGGAAAAGTTCTGGTTGGCACGGTTCTGAATCACACTGGCAACAGCCTGCATGCCGCTGACACCCTCGCCGCCGGCTTCTCCCTGAAGGATGGAAGCAAGCGTCTTCAGGTCGCTGCCGAGATAGCGAGGCGTTCCAACATATGCCATGAGGCTACTGCCCGTTTGCCTGAGACGCTTGCGGAGGTGTTACAAGGCCGAGCTGCGTTGCCGTCTGCAAGGAGCCGACGAACTTCTGCCTGTCAGCCGCTGACAGGCCCTTGACGTACTTCGAACGCTGCTCCGGAGACATCATGTCGAAGCCGTAGGCAACCGGGTCTTGCGATGAATTGAACTTAGCAGCCCATTGGTTGTAGGTGTTGGGCTGCTCGCCGGAAGCCTGGAACGCGCGCACCTTGGCATTCTGAAGCCGACGCAGAGACAGCGCTGTTTTGAGCACATCGACGGCAGCGGCGTTCGAGATGCCGACATTGGGATTGCCGGCGAAATTCGCGGCCAGTTTGTCGTTGGTGTTCGGGCTCCCAACCGAAGTGGCGTATTGAGTGAGGTATTTCCTAGCCTCGTCAAAATTCTTCACGTCGTCGCTCGGGCTCATGACGCCGTTCGAGATCAGGAATGATTTGATTTCGTTGATCTGCTCTTTCCCGGGGCCGGTGCCGGTCGGGCCAAGGGCAATGAGAGCATCGCGCGCCTTCACCAGCGGCGTGACATCCGACTGGAAATTGGCTTCCTGAGCCGTGTCCGCGGCAAGCTGCTGGCCGCTGGCGGCGCCAACGGTCTTGTTGGCCTCCAGAGCGCCAGGAGAGGGCCCTGTAACGACGCTCCCGCTTTGTGCGGCCGGAACTGGCGCCTCTCCAGACGGATAGGGCTGAAGCTGATTGACGGGCTGATTGGGCGCCGTCGCTGGAACGCCGGTCAGCGGGCTCATGCCGGCCTGCTGAGCGATGACGCCAGCGGGCGTGACGGTGGGCTGGCCCTGCGCATTCGTGCCGGGCACGAGCGAGAGGCGTTCGGCCGGCGAGGTCTGCATCGGTATATTCGCGCCAATGCGGCGGATGCCCGTAATGGGGCTTGCCGTTACCGGGACGATCTGATTGCCGTTGCTGATGGTAGACGGCTCCCCATAGATCTTGGTGAACTGGCCGGCTGCATCCTGGATGCGGGTGTTCAGGCTTTGGAGATACTGCGGAATCTGCGCCGGATCGGTCGGCATGTTCGCAATTTCACTATTCGCGATGTCGGGCGTAATCCATCCCTGCTGGACGGCTTGGGCTGTCGCCTGCTTCAGAAGCCCCGGGCCGGCGGCGGTCGAAATGCGAGGATCTTGCGCGAGAGAGCCAAGGAAGCTGGAAAGCTGGCCGAACTGCTGATGCGCGAGATTGATCTTGTCCTGCGACAAGCCCACGCCCGCACGCTGCGCCTCAGTCTTCAAGAGCTGGTTCTGGACGGCGGCGTTGCGCAGCGCCTGGACCTGTGCCAGGCCCTCGATAAGCGAATTCTGGTTCGCGTGAGGGTAGATCGACGTATCTACGGTGCCGTCAGCCATCGATCATCCCCCTACTGATAAAAGCCATTTTGCAGGGCATTGTACTGCGCGTACGAATTGACGCCGTTGGTGAGTGCATTCGCCGCGCCGAGATACCCGGCCGCCTGGGCATTGCCGCCCTGGATAAGGCTGTTGCCGACATTGGCGGCCGTCTGAGTGCCATAGGCGCCAGTCTGAGCGGCGGCATTCTCGCCGAGCTGCGTGACGCCCATCAGCCGGTTGAAGGCGTTGGCCTGGTTCTGCTGGGCGTTATTGAACTGATTTTGGTAAGTCGAATCCGCAAGCCCGGTGGCGTAAGCGGCAGCGCCCTTCATCGCGGCTCCGGATAGGCCAAGCCCCCTCGCCGCCGCACCGTTCTGGACGGATTTCAACCCCTGAGAAAGATTGAACTGATACCCGGGCGTGTTGCGGAGCGTAGCCTGGTCCATGACGATTGGTGACGTGAGTTCCGTCAGACGATTACTAAGCATTGCCCCCGCCGCCTGCCCCTGCTGATTGTAGGGCAGCAAATCGGCGCGAGTCTGCTTGTACATCTTCATCTGAGCATCGGCAGAAGCTTGGGCGGCGTCAGCCTGTGCGTTCGCCCCCATAATGGAAGCGCCAGCGCCGACGACGGCGCTACCGATGATCGCGGTTGCCACCATTTTGGGTTAGTCCTTGTCCAGGAATTGCCAGAACATCAGTTCCGTAGCTTTGAAGCCGGCGCCCTCGATGAGCGGAGTGGCGTACTTCGCATGACGCGTCTTGATGCCGATCTGCATGAGATGAACGCCGCGCCGGGCGCATTCCTTCTTCCATGCTTCGAACAACAGTTTCCCGCCACTCAGGCCGCGAAGGTCCGGTGTCACGAAAAAGATGTCCGTCGTCGCGGTCAGGCAGCTCTGGTAGTGCATGCCAGGGACGACGAAGGAGACCAAATATCCCGTGAGCCGCCCCTCCTCGCGCAGGGTGACATACATCACCTGTCCTGCCGCCGCGCGGGCCAGGTAGAGCCCGAACTGAGGGTCGAGGGGGATACCGGCCGCCTTATGTTCCGACAATTCATCATAGTGGGTCGGGAGAAGCGGCTTCAACTCCTCGAGAGAGGCTTCGTTGAGGTCTTCGACCTGAGCCGTAAGCATCACGCGCACCTCAAATCGATGATGCACACGATGCGGTCATCTGCGCTGTTATTCACCACGCTGTGTTCAACCGAATTGTCGATCCACCAGACATCGCCTGAGCGAAAATTCACCGTCTCGTCGCCGATATGGAACAATGCGCCCGGCAGGCTCTGGAGAGCGACCTGATAGCGCTCGTAATAGGTGGCCGGCGCCCCGCCATCGACGTGCGGAGTGATCACCCCCCCCGGAGGCAATCTCGTGATGATCACCCTGCCAAGCCGGGAAGCTTCAACCGTCCTCATCAGGTCGAAAATGATCGGCCGCAGTTGGGGTAGACGCTCCCAGGCCGGGAAGGCCATACATTCCTTGTCGTCGGTGACGGTTGTCGGATCGCCGGTCCTCTCGAATTCCGAGAAATCATTAAACCGTACCAGGATATCGCTCACATCGGCGTGCGCGGTTCCCGGGTGCTTGGTCCTGATTGGATGCTGGTTCCAAAGATCAGGCTGGCGCTGCAACGCATTCAGAACCGGCGTGACGTTCAGGCCGGCGGCGAGCTGCTGAAAGTATTTCATGTGGCTCCTAGCCGGGGATGAACGAAACGACTGGCGGCACTGAGTAGGTCAGCGTCACAACGTCCCCGTTCATCACCGGAATTGTTGAAGGCGAGACATCGATCGTGGTGCTGGCTCGTTTGAGAGTCGCCCCGCTAACCGTGCCAGTAACTGTCACAAAGCCTCGTCCCGACGCGGTGTAGGAAAACGGCGATCCGGTCGTGGCGATTGAGACGATAGGCTGCGCGGACCCAACCAGGTTGTTGAAGAACCGCATCCACACAGGGGTTACCAAAATACCGCCCTGCCCTATGGGCTCTGCTGAGGACGGAACAATAGGGCTGCCGTATTGGGCCTTGCTGGTGGTCACGAGGCGGCCTTCCTGATCTCAATCCATGCGCCATTCAAGGCGGTGCGAACTGGCGCTGACCAGGAGATTTCGAACACCCGATCACGGGCCATGCCGAGTTTGCGCCATTGCGGGGAAACGTAGTACTGGCCCGTGGCACCCATGGATCTCAGGACGGGGTTCCCATATGTCGCCCCTCGCGTGTCGCTCCAGCGCAGTGAGATCAAAGGTGGGTCCGATGGCACGGTGCCGACCGATTGCCCAACCTCCATGTCTGCGACGAAACGAATGTATTCGACGCGGTTGCTGTCCTCCCCAACGAGATGCGGAAGCGTCCTGATCCTGGGGATCGCGGTCTGTCCGTCGAAATAATAATCCTGATCGAAGACGTAGAGCGCGCCATTCTGAAAATCGCCCACATGGCCCTCGCTGTAGGCGAACGCGAATGCGTTGCCCCGGTGCCGATTGAGGACGCCGTTGCCGTCGAGCGACCCCCGCTCATGCCACTGCTTCGTGGACATTTCGTAGGCCCAAGTCTTGTTAGCGGTCGGGAACGTCAGAATGTAAAAAGCGTGGCCGTCGATCTGGTGGCAGTAGCCGATGGCGTCATCGATCTTGGAGTAGGACTGGAAATCTTGTTCGATGGCATGGGTGGAAACGCGCTCCACTGCGTATCCAGAGCTCATGGCGACGATTGCATTACCCTGCCTGTCCTGGGTCAGCCAGAACAGAGAAACGTCCTGTTGGGATAGCGAATACGGGGCCACGCAGCCGTGGTTGATGAAGGCACCTTGGATGCGCCCGAACGTGAAGTCCGCCGCGCCTGTGTTGGTCCAGATTTCAGTTGTCAGTTCGCCTATCAGCCAGAGTTCGCCATGAATTGCAGCAAGACACTGGATATTATCCGCCGCGCCCGTCTTGCCAGCGATATCGAGTGGATCGAAGGCGTAGCCGTGAACAAAATCGACGTTGTAGACAAAGCCGCCGCACACAAGCGACACGCTCCACGTGAAACCCGCTCCCGTGCCGCCGATCGATGCGGCCGTGGCCGATAGAGAGTCATTTTTTGTGTACCCGGAACCAGCAGTCGTGATCGTGACCGTTGTCACCGCGCCGCCCGAGACGACTATGGTTGCCTTCGCCCCCGAGCCGGTGCCACCGGTCAGCGTGACGTTGGTATAGGTTCCGTTCGTGTAGGCACTTCCAGCGGCGCCGATTGCGCCACCCTGGATTGATCCCGGCGTGCCCGGCGTCGTGGACGTGATGGTGAGCGTGTCGCCGTTGGCGTAGCCGCTTCCGGCTGCATTGATTGTGGCTGCCGTAATCACCCCGCCCGAAACCGTTAGGTCTGCGGTAGCGCCTGAACCTGTGCCGCCGGCAAGTGGTACGTTTGTATACGTGCCATTGGTGTAGCCGGCGCCTCCAGTCACCATTGAGCCCTGATAGATTGAGCCCACGGTCCCCGTCAGCATTTGGAAGGTCACCAGGGACAGCGAGATATAGAATTGCGCCGTGTTCGGTCGATTGAGGATGAAATAGGTATCGAGATAATCGACGCTCGTTCCGCCGTAGAAGGATGGGTCCGTGATCTGGCCAAAAGCCTTCGTCGCCATATCGATGGCGTAGCCAGCCGATGTCCCGTCCACGAGCACGACGCAGAGGCCATTATCCGCGCAACACACCGTGTTGACACCAAAGGTGATGCTGCCCAGAAGCGTCCACGTATAGTCGGGGGAGACGAAGTAGACCGACGAGTTGATGACCGCGTATAGATCGCCATTCGAAGCGCGATACAGCGCCCGATAGCGACCGACGATCGGAGCCTGAGACACCGGGCGAAGGCCGGGTGTAGGGTAATGCGTCACCGGGACTGGCGGCGACCCTTCGGCGGGGTTGATCTCCGAATACAGATTGACCGAGCGCTGAGCGCCCGCAATCAGGTTTCGGGATTGATACGCACCACCGAGGAGAAGGATGCGCATCAGTTCGACGTGTCGCTGAAGATGTTGTAGATGTTGCCGCGCACCAAATCGCTGGGCATCTGAAGCAGCGGGATCTGGGCATTCGTATTCTTGATCGTGTTCAGCGCAACCTTGGCCAAGCCGATCAGCCCGGCGTCCGGTTGCAACTGGTAGGCGACACGAAGCCGAACCGCGAGATTGAGACGGATGGCCTCCTCATATTCGGGCGGAAGGGCGAATTCCGTGTTGAGC